TGCTCTTGCTAATGGTGGTTCATCTGATGAGATGCATATTATCGTTATCGATGAAGATGGTCTATGGACTGGTATCCAAGGTGCTACTTTAGAAAAATTTGCCTTCGTATCTAAAGCATCTGATTGTAGAAAAGCTGATGGTACTAATAATTTCTATAAAGATGTTATTAATGCATCGTCTAATTATATTTGGTGGTTAGACCATGTTGACCAGTCTGCTATCTCTACTGCTTTTACTACATCAACTGCATATGTAAAGGGGCAAATTATCACTCAAGGTGGTAACTCTTATATTGTCAGTGCTGCTGGAACTAGTAATGCATCAACTGCTCCTACTCATACAAGTGGAGCAATTGCAAACGGTACTGCAATTTTAACATTCCTTCCATCTGGTGCTACTAACTGGGGTTCTACTGTTACTGCTTCTACAGGATTAACATTCGGTTTAATTCCTGTTGCTATTAATCGTAGTCTTTCTGGTGGTGTTGATGCTCTAACAGCTACTGATGGACAACTTCAAACTGCTTGGGGTTTATTTGCAGATGATGGTCAGTATGATATTTCTCTACTACCATTAGGTAAAGCCAGCGCTCCTCTTGCAGATTGGGTTATCCAGAATGTATGTAACACTCGCCTAGATTGCGTAGCTTTCTGCTCACCACAAAATACATCTTCTGGTGATGTTATCATCGGTCAAGGATCAGCAGTTACTACTCAGATCACTCAATATCGTGATCTGATTAACAGTTCATCTTATGGTGTAATGGATTCAGGTTACAAGTATCAATACGATCGTTACAACGATGTATATCGTTGGGTTCCATTGAATGGTGATACTGCTGGTCTATGTGCTCGTACTGATTACACTAATGATCCATGGTTCTCTCCAGGTGGTCTAAATCGTGGTCAGGTTAAGGGTGTTGTTAAACTAGCACACAACCCAACAAAGACAGATCGTGATATCCTTTACAAGAAGGGTATTAATCCTGTAGTTAATTTCCCAGGAGAAGGTACTGTTCTTTATGGCGATAAGACTCTCTTGACCAAGCCAAGCGCATTCGATCGTATCAATGTGCGTCGTCTGTTTATCGTTATGGAAAAGGCAATTGCCACTGCAGCAAAATATCAGTTGTTCGAATTTAACGACAGCTTCACTCGTGCGCAGTTTAAAAACCTAGTAGAACCATTCTTGCGTGATGTTCAAGGTCGTCGTGGTATTACTGATTTCGTTGTTAAGTGCGATGAGTCTAATAATACTGGTCAGGTTATTGATGCTAATGAATTCGTTGCTGATATTTTCGTTAAGCCAAATCGTTCTATTAACTTTATCACTCTTAACTTTGTTGCTGCTCGTTCTTCTGTGAGTTTCAATGAAGTCGGTGCATAATCAAGATAAATAGAAGAATACAAGGAGAATTAAATGGCAAATATTGCTGACTTCAAAGCACAAATGATCGGGGGCGGTGCTCGCCCTAATCAATTTCGTGTAGATCTTTCTTTCCCAAATTTTGTTACATTGGGTGTGGTTGCTGGGCAGAGAGCACAGTTCTTGTGTAAAGCTGCTCAGTTACCTGCTTCTACTATTGAGAACATTCCTGTTCTTTATCGTGGTCGCCCAGTTAACTTTGCTGGTGAGAGAACATTCCAACCATGGACTATTACTGTATACAACGATACTTCTTTTGGTATCCGTAATGCTCTAGAACAATGGCAATCTGGTATCCAGAACTACAATGCAACTAATGGTCGTGTTAACCCAACTGACTATCAAGTTGACTTACAAGTTCACCAGTTAGATCGCAATGGCGCAACAATCAAGTCTTATACATTTGTTGATGCATTCCCAACAGCTATCTCTGCAGTCGCTCTAGATTTCGAACAACAAAATGCTATTGAACAGTTTGATGTAGAATTTACATACAACTTCTTTACATCTGTTACTGGTGCTGCTGCTGGCTTTGGTGTTAGCACAACTATTAACACGCCAATTGGATCGTTCCCTATCGGTAGTGGCGCTTAATTATTAAATTAACTTGAGGGTTATACATTATGCAATTGTTTGGTTTTGAAATAAGTCGTAAAAAAGAGCAGGAGATACAGAGTGTTGTAACTCCTACCTCTATAGATACAGGCGCAACTGTAGTAAACACTGGCGTAAATGCTGGTGGTTACTACGGTATGGTCATGGATCTTGAAGGTATCATTAAAAACGAAAACGATCTTATCCGTCGTTATCGTGAAGTCGCACAATATAGCGACTGCGATGGTGCCATTGAGGATATTGTTAATGAAGCCATTGTTGCTAATGAAGATCAAACTTCTGTAAAAATTGTATTAGATGAACTTAAAGCGTCATCTACTATCAAGAATAAAATTACAGAAGAATTTGAAAATGTATTGCGTCTTCTAAAATTTTCTCAGAATGCGCATGAAATCTTCCGTACATGGTACATCGATGGAAGGTTATATTTTCAAATTCTAATAGATGAGAAAAATATTAAAAAAGGTATTCAAGAATTAAGATATATTGATCCTCGTAAAATTCGTCGTATCAAAAATATCAAGAAAGAAAAGAATCCAAAAACTGGTGTTGATGTCATTAAAGATATCGAAGAATACTATATCTACAATGATAAAGGTATTAATGAACAAACAACACAGGGTGTTAGACTTGCATTAGATTCTGTTGTGTATGCACCATCTGGATATGTTGACGCAAACACGAACATGATGATGTCTTATTTGCACAAAGCAATTAAGCCAGTCAATCAATTAAAGATGATCGAAGATGCATTGGTCATCTATCGCATTTCTCGTGCGCCTGAGCGCAGAATTTTCTACATCGATGTGGGTAACTTACCTAAGTTGAAAGCAGAGCAGTATGTTACGGACATTATGAACAAGTTCCGTAATAAGATTGTTTATGATGCAACAACTGGTGAGACAAGAGACGATCGTCGTCACTTGTCAATGATGGAAGACTTCTGGATGCCTCGTCGTGAAGGTGGTAAAGGTACTGAAATTACTACACTTCCAGGTGGTCAAAATTTAGGAGAGATTCAAGACATTGAATATTTCCAAGGTAAATTATATCACGCATTGAATGTTCCAATCAGTCGTTTGCAACAGCAACAAGGTTTTAGCATTGGTCGTTCTACAGAGATTTCCCGTGATGAAGTTAAGTTTAATAAGTTTATTGTAAGACTTCGTAAAAAGTTTTCAGTACTATTTTCCAATGCGCTGAGAGTTCAGCTAGTAGCAAAGGGGATTATTAGACCAGATGAATGGGAAGACATTCTTCCATTTATTAAATATGATTTCCTTGAGGACAATCATTATTCTGAGTTAATGGAAGCTGAAATTCTCACACAAAGATTGCAAATGCTGCAGTTGGCAGAACCATATATCGGTAAATATTATTCAGCAACTTGGGCTAAGAAAAATATTCTTCGTCTACAAGATGCAGATATAGAAGCAATTTCCAGAGAAATTGCTGATGAGCAAGAAGATTATATTGAGAAAGCAGAGCATGATGGCACAGTTGCTGGCGCTACACAAGCAGCACAACAGAACTACCTACAAGCGAACGCTCCACAAGCATTAGAAGCACCGACAACAGGAGATAAACAATGAGTGAAACAACAATGAATTTAATTAATGCTATTCGTGCGGGTAGTGCAACTGAAACAGAATCATTATTCGGTGCAGCAATGGCAGAAAAGTTATCAGCAAAATTAGATGATATGCGTGCAACTGTTGCGCAAAGTATGTTTAAAACACAAGAAGAACCAACTGAAACTGCAGAAGAGTAATGTACTATACAGAGTTTGTGAAATCTATCAGAAAATCTAATGTTGTTGAAAGCATTAGATCATATCGTCAGTTAATTGAAAAAACTGATGGGGATAAGATTTTAATAAACGGTATTGAAACAGAGTTTAAGAGTTTGGAAGAAGCAAAACAATATATTAAAGATGACTACATTTCGCATCAGTTAGAAGAAGAAGTTTCAAAAGAATTATACGAAGAATTATCATACAATACTGTTGCTACTATTATTAAAGAATATCACGACATTAAAGTTACTGATAAGTTAATCGAAACATACCTACAACTTGCTTCTTCCAACATGTTTAGTGTAGACCCAGTTGTTCATAAGATTCGTTTTATGAATAAACTAGATCGTATTGTTGAGAATAAACTACACTATGTTCTTGCAGATGATTCTATTGTTGCAATTAATGAACATACCCAAAGTCGCCTAAATAAGTTATTACAGAATCAAACAGAGATTATCGAGTATATGAGAGAGTCAAAAGAAAACTTCTTTCATGTGCTTGAACAAATAGAGGAATAAGATGCCAGTAACTAAAACAATTCTTAAAAATACAAATCAGGAAGCCATTGTTAAAATTGCTGGTACTGCTGCAGCAGCAACTATTGATCTACAGACAGATATTTTAGCGTCTTCTCAAGCACTTCTTGGTGGCACTCAAACAGTTAATATTGCAGGGATTCAATGGGTTGGTCTTCCTTCTGCCACAATAACTGTAACTAGAAATGCGGTAAATATTTTAACACTTCCTGGCGGTGGTGCTGATTATATGGAATTTGCAGCTGGATCTGGTTTTGTAGATACAATTGAAAATACTAGTGATATTGTTGTTACTATCGCTGGCGCAGAAGCACAATGTTATTTAATTTTACGCAAAGCAAATGGCTATGTAAGTAAGGTTGAAGATGCTGCTTATGGTGCTTATGACGATCCAACTCGTGTTGGCGCTTCTACCACGATGAGTGGTTCTCCAGATAAGGTATAAAAATGAGACTAATTAGAGAAGTTACAGAATCAGTTAACCTAATCACTGAAAACAAATTAGGTAAAGCTAAAGAATATTTTATTGAGGGGGTGTTCCTTCAATCTGAATTAAAGAATCGTAATGGTCGTATGTATCCAGAATCAGTTATGGATAAAGAAGTCGGTCGTTACATAAAAGAATATGTTGAGAAAAATCGTGCATATGGTGAACTCGGTCATCCAGATACACCTTCTATTAATTTAGATCGTGTTTCTCATTTGATCGTAGATCTTCGTAAAGAGGGCACAAATTATATTGGTAAGGCAAAGATTCTTGAAACTCCAATGGGACAAATTGCTCGTGGTCTGTTAGATGGCGGAGCAAATCTTGGTGTATCAAGTAGAGCATTAGGTTCACTAAAAGAAAATTCTGATGGTGTTCAAATTGTTCAAGACGATTTTATGCTGTCTACTGCAGCTGACATCGTTGCCGACCCTTCTGCTCCTGACGCATTCGTGCGTGGTATCATGGAGTCAAAGGAGTGGGTTTTTGTTGATGGAAAGTTTGTGGAAAAACATATAGAAGAAGTTAAACGAGAAATTCGAAAGACTTCTTCTCGTAATTTAGAGGAAGCAAAGATTATTGCTTTCAAAAATTTTCTGAGTAAAATCAGCTAAATTATAAATAATTTAATAGAACTATCCAGTTACAGGAGAAAAAACGATGTCAATCGAACAAAAAATTGCAGAACTATTAGCAGAATCAAAGAAGGCTCAGCTTGCCGAACAAGCACAGTCTGACGAGATTGTTGCTGAAGAAGTTGTTGCAGAAGAAGAAATTAAACCAGCTGCAAATACACCTAATCCAGACAACGCAAAGAACGCTGTTGTTGACGAGAAGGAAGCAGAAGGCGGTACTAGCAAGAAAGCCAATCGTGCTACACAAGGCGCTGCTGCTGGTGACCAATCAGTAATCCGTCAAGGTAATACTGTTAAAGAAGATATTGATGCGCTTATGAATGGTGAGGAACTCTCTGAAGATTTCCGTGCTAAAGCAACTACCATTTTTGAAGCTGCAGTTATGAATCGTGTCAAAGATGAAGTAGCACGATTAGAAGAAGAATTCGAAAGTAAACTTGCTGAGCAAGTTGAAAAGAATGTAGAGGGAATTGTTGAACAAGTTGATGGATATCTCGGCTATATTGCTGAGCAGTGGATT